AATACTGGATCTCACTTTTCTACATCAACAGGTGAATTTACTATACCTGTAGATGGTATTTATTTTTTTGCTGGTTATGCTGATCAAAGTACTTCGGCAACAGGACCAGCTATTCAACTCAAAAGAACTGCTACAGGAGGTACGGTTTATAATCTTTCTTATGAGAGCTATATATATTCTACCCCTTATAATGCTACTGGTGTATCTGCATTATATAGCTTCGTTGCCAATGAAAAAGTAAGATTATTTTATCACCATTTCAACAATGTTACTAGCACTTGTTATAGAGCAGGTTTTTCTGGTTTTTTAATAGGTTAGGATAGTTTATGTTTGGCTTCGGTCCATTCTCAGACGCAGCATTCGGAGCGCAGAAACTAGCACCTGACACAACTTCTACTCTTGCGTCTGTAAATGCCTCCATAATAAATGCTGCTGTTACAGTTAGTGGTACTGCAGATTTACCTTTTATAACTGGTGTAGATGCAGTTTTTTCCACACCAAGTATTGACTTTAACGCAAAAGCAAATATAACTAGTTCTAATGTGTCAGCCTCTACAGGCTTAGATAATGTAACTACATCAGGTAAAGCTAATCAAACACCTACTGCAGTTACAGCTACCTTTACAGCTAATGTACCTACAGTTACAGGTTTAGCTTCTACTACCCTAGCCACACAATCTGTATTAGATATTACGGCTGAAGGTGAACTTGTTACAAACTATACTGTAACAGTAGTTAATACTGGCTCAGGTAATAAATACTACCTTAATGGAGTAGAAACACCAGCGCTAACTTTATTAAGAGGAACAACATACACATTTGACTTAAGTGATTCAAGTAACAGTGGACATCCTTTTGCTTTTAAGAGTGGTACACAAAGTTATACAGATGGTGTGACAACTACAGGAACTGCTGGGTCATCAGGTGCAAGCGTAACATTTGCTGTACCTACAGATGCACCAGGAACAGGACTGAGATACTACTGTACCGTTCATGGTAATAGCATGGGCAACACTATAACAACAGGTGCATATCTACCATCACTAGAAGTAGATGCACAAGCTACAACAAGTTCTACTTCTTTAGCTGCTACACTAAGTACAACTATACCAAGTATAACAGGTCTTGCTTTTGTAACTACATCTAGTATACTTGCTAATATACTACAAAATTTAGACACGCCAGTAGGCGAAAGTTTTGATTTTAACAGTATAGCTAATAGTTACAGTAGAGGCAGAACAGTTTATATACTTGCTCCTACTGTACGTGGTACATACACGGTATACGTACCTTTTGAAAATAGAACAGTAGTACTACCCAAGTCTAGTGCAGTGTCAGATGCAGCACGTTTTGTCTTTATAAAACCAGAAGATAGAAGAGTATTTATAGAACCTGTAAATATAGACAGAGTAGTATATATAACTAATTAAGGATAAGATATGTCTTATAGATGGCCTGAAAAAGATCCAGATGAAACAGCAGACTTTAGTGTAGACTGGTCTAGGTTTCTAGGATCTGACAGTTTAGTATCAGCACAGTGGTTTATTGATGATGCAAGTGGCACTAAAACTGGACCACTTTCTAATAACGCTACAGTGAATGGTCTACAATTTGTATCACCTACTATTTCTGGAAATGTAGCTACTGTACGTTTTGCTGGTGGTACAAATAATTTAAGATATAAAACTACGTGTAGAATTACTACAAGTCAAGGCTTAACTTATGAGCGATCAGTAACATTACCTGTTAGGGATAGATAAACATGGCCTACGATTTTCTTGGATTAGTTAATGACGTCAACCACAGATTAAATGAAGTATCATTATCAGAATCAAACTTTGCTACTGCTGTAGGTTATTATAGTATTGCTAAAGACGCAGTTAACTCCGCTATAAGACATATCAATCAAGAAGAGTTTGAATGGCCTTGGAATCACATACAAACTGAACTAGAGTTAGCTGCAGGATCAATGAAGTATTACTATCCTACCGATGCTAAAACTATAGACATGGATGCTTTTCGTATTAAAAGAGATGATACACTTAACGTTTCTACTAAAAAGTTAAAACATTTAGTATATGAAGAGTGGATAGAAAAGTATGCAGATGACGAGTTTAATACATCAGCAGACATACGTGGTGTGCCAACACATATAACAAGAACACCAAGCAGAGAGCTAATATGTCACCCTGTTCCAGATAAAGCATATACTATAGTGTATGAATATTACTCATTAGGTTATGATTTAGAAGGCGCACTAGATGTACCACCATTACCAGAGCAGTATAGGTTTGCTATAATAGATGGCGCTATGTATTACGCATATCAGTTTAGAGGCGATACACAAGCAGCAGGTTTGGCTCTCAATAAGTTTGAACAACAAATAAAAAATCTACGTTCTATATACATAAACAGAACACCTTACATAAGAGATAGAAGAGTACATTTTTAATGCCAGTACAATGGTCTACATTTCCTATTGAGTTTAGAGGTGGCTTAATATCTAACCTTACACCTTTACAGCAAGGTGTGAATGCTATAGGTTCCGCTACTATTTTACAAAACTTTGAGGTAAACAAAGAGGGTGGCTATACTAAACTAAAAGGTTACGCTAAGTTTAACGACACAGAGATACCTGGAGGTGGACCTGTACTAGGTGTAAAAGCTATTTCATCAAGCAGAGCCGTAGTAGCTAGAAAGATGGATACAGCTACTGTAACAGAATATCAAACAGCTACATCTACAGTAAATGGTGCAGTATCTTCAAGCACTGGAGTAGTACTTGACAATAACACAGCCGTTGCCGTAGTAAATGGAGCTACTACAACAAGCACTACAGTAGCCGTAGACAGAGCAAGACCTTTCACAGCAGTAACTGGTACTGCTTCAGCTAATGGTACAAGCGCTACTTTTGACATAACGAATACAAGTGGTACGTATTCAGCAGCAGTCAATGCAGGAGGTACAGGCTATGTAGTTGGTGAGACAGTAACAGTGCTTGGTGAAAACTTAGGCGGCGCTACTACAGCTAACAATGCCACGGTTACAGTAAGTTCTATTGGACCTACTACTTACACTACACCTGCAAATACTTACAGTGGAACTGAAGGTTCTGGTTTTACTTTTAGTGTTACTAAAACTGGTTCTACTTATAGCATGGCTACTGTTAATGCAGGTTCAAGTGGTTATAAAGTTGGAGAAACTTTTACTGTAGCTGGTACAGCACTAGGTGGTGCTACAACTGCAAATGACGCAACTGTTACAGTAAATAGTGTAACCAGTGTTTCTAAAACTTATACTAATCCAACTCAATCTGGTTATGGTGGTTCTGGTAGTAGTGGCACATTCAATGTTACTAGAGGGGAAGGTATAAGTCAAACCACTAGCTATGCTGTAACTGTTGTAAACGTTGGTGGTGTTAATGTTTTTGCACTTGATGGTGTAGCAACTCCAACATTATCTTTAGTTCAAGGTACTACTTATACATTTGATGTTAGCGATTCTTCAGTAGCAGGACATCCATTAGCATTTAAAGATTCTGGTGGTAATGCATATACTACTGGAGTTACTACAACTGGCACTGCAGGAAGTTCTGGAGCAACAGTTACTATAGCTGTTCCTACTTCTGGAACTATGCCAGCAAGATATTATTGTACTGTTCACGGTAATGCTATGGGTAATACTATTAGCACAGTGAGTGCAACTACTGGTACATATACAGTAGCTATTAGTGCTGCAGGTTCTGGATACACTGCAGGTGAAACTATTACTATTGTAGGTACACAACTAGGCGGTGCTACTACAGCTAATGATGCAACTATAACAATAACTGCAGTAAACGGATCAGGCGGTATAACAGCAGCTAGTATAGCAGGTACAGCCATAATAAGTGGTACTATAGCAACTTCAAGTATTGCAGGTACTGCAGCAGTAAATGGTCCTATAACAGGAGTTACCGTTGCTGGCACTGGTGCAGCCTTTGGTACTATTACTAAAGGTATGGTTGTAACAGGAACAGGTATTACTGGTACAGTTACAGTAAAAACAGTAACGAGTCAAAATAGTATTATCTTAGACACAGCAGTTTCGTTAGCCGATAATGTTGCTCTTAGCTTTATAACTAATATTAAGGTAGGTATGTATGTTACAGGTTCAGGTATTTCTGGAGATGTACAAGTATCTACAGTTACCGATCAAAGTAATATTGTACTCGACTCTGCACAAACAATAGCCGATGATACTGTTCTTACCTTTGGTACATTCTCTTCTAGTCAAGTAAATAAAACAGTGTATTTGTATGGTACGTCAACTACATGGACTACTCTAGGTACAAGCACAGCAGCAAACACTTCTAAAGTTAGACACTTTACTTTTAATTTTACAGGAGATGAAAAAACAGTATTTGTTGACGGTAAAGGGTATCCAGCAATATACAACTCTAACGGCAACACTATGACTTTTATGTCTTCTTCAAACTCTACAGACATAGAAGGCACAGACATAGCTGTTATATTTAAGAACACAGGCTTCTACGCAAAAGATAATATTATATACTTTACTGCACCTGCAACGATAGATGATTTTTCTGTGGCTAATGGTGCTGGTAGTTTAAATGTTGCAAGTGATGTAACAGGCATGATAGTCTTTCGTAATCAGCTTATTGTATTTACTACAGACACAATAAAAAGATTAGTAGGTAACACTGCTGCTGACTTTGTGCTTGAACCTATTACAGATAAGATAGGTTGTATTAACCCTGATACAATACAAGAGTTTGGTGGTGATGTAATTTACCTTTCTCCTGATGGTGTTAGGTTGCTAGGTGCTACAGATCGTATAGGAGATTTTTCTTTAGACGTAGCTTCAGATACTATATTTAAAGATGCAAAAGAGTTTATTTCACAAACAAATCAATTCTGTTCTGTGTTAGCTAGAAACAAGGCTCAGTATAGAATATTTGAGTATAGATCGTCTGTACAGTCAGATAATTCAAAAGGTTTAATTGCTACTAAGTTTATATCTCAAGGTGGTTCTGGTATAAGTTGGTCTACTACTAAAGGACTAAAAGTTAATGTTGCAGATAGTGTTTACTCAGATACATCAGAAGTAATTATGTTTGGAAACGATGATGGCTATTGTTATCTCATGGACTCAGGCAATACATTTGATGGGTCAAACATAGAGGCTATATATGAGTCGCCATTCATGCCTATCACAGATCCTCAGTTACGTAAAACCCTTTATAAGTTAACTCTTTATGCAGACCCAAGTGGACGTATGGACTTAGATGTTAACTTTAAGCTAGACTTTGAGTCAGAGAATGACTTGTCTATTGTACAGCCTCCTACAATAAACATAGGAACAGTAGCCTCTCCTACTGTGACGGCTATAGTAAACGGTGCTACTACTGCTAGTACTATTGTGTCACTTGTTAGTAATGTAGGTACAATAGAGATAGGTCAAACAGTTGTGGGATCAGGTATATCAGGAACAGTAAAAGTAACAGGCATAACTAATCAACAAAATATTATCTTAGATACAGCAGTTAGTTTAGCAGATCTTACATCTTTAACATTTATTACACCTACTGGTAGTGGTGTATTTTTATATGGAGTAGCTTCCTCTGTTTTTGGTGCAGCAACTTTCAGTGGCACATTAGATAAAATATATAAAGAAAATGTAATAGGTTCTTTTAAGACAGTAGCTATGCGTATTACAGATAACTCATCAAACCCAACCTTCACTCTTGACACAGCCGTGCTAGAGTATAGACAACATGATAGGCAGTAACAATGGCAGGTTATACAAGACAAGCAGCAATTAATATCGTTACAGGTGGCGTTATTGACGCTGCTGACTTTAACAATGAATACGATGCAATAGAATCGGCTTTCAGTGCTAGTACTGGACATACTCATGATGGTACAGCAGGTGAGGGCGCACCTATTCAAAGCGTAGGACCATCGCAAGATGTAGTTATTACTTCATCTGCTATGAGGCCAAAGACAACAAACACTGTTGATTTAGGTACATCATCTTTAAAGTATAAGAACGTTTTTTCTGAGGCTTTTATTACAGAAGATGATGGAGATCTTCACGTCAAGTCAAACGTTGTAGCATACTCAAGCACTATCTCAGATGAAAGACTAAAAAAAGATATAGAAAAAATAGAGGGTGCATTAGATAAAGTTGATCAGATAAATGGATACACCTTTGTTTATAATAATGACGGTAAAAAATCTGCAGGTGTTATTGCTCAAGAGGTAGAAAAAGTATTACCTAGTGCTGTAGAAGAAAAGAAATTACATTTTCAAATGGATGGCGATGTAGGTTTATATAAAACAGTTCAGTACGATCAGTTGCACGGATTATTAATAGAAGCAATAAAAGAACTAAAAGCTGAAATAGAGGAACTAAAGAATGGCGCTACAGTCTAGTGGTCAAATAAGCTTAAATGATATTCATGTTGAAGTAGGTGGTTCTAGCGGTTCTGAGGTATCTTTAAATGATACCGATGTTAGAGCGCTTATAAGTAAGTCTGCTGGCGCACAAAATGCTATTAATGAATATTATGGAGCATCTGCTGAAACAGATTTAGGCGATTCTGTTAGTAGCCAGATTAATGGACAAAATCAGCTACATCAAATTACCGTATCTAATTATATATCTTCAGGCGGTACACTAAGAATACCTTCTGACTTATGGGTATGGACAAACTCAACAGGCACTGCAGCCATGACAATAGATATACCTTGTACTATTATAAATGAGGGTAAAATCATAGGGTGTGGTGGTAGTGGAGGTTACTATAATAGAGGTGTTCCTACCTATAATGCTGCTCAAGCTGGTGGACCTGCTATTAATGTAACGTCTAGTGGTGTAACTATTACTAATAGTTCTGGAGCCTATATCGCTGGAGGCGGTGGCGGTGGTGGAGGTTCAGCCGATTATAGCGATCCTCAAGATTACAACGCTGGTGGCGGCGGCGGCGCTGGTGGTGGTTCTGGTGGACAAGGTGAAATAGGTAACCCTGGCGCTGGTGGTGTATTAAACGCTTCAGGTGGACATACTACTCACAAGCAAACTGGAAACGTACAGTATTCTAATGGTGGCGGTGCTGGTGGCGGTGCTGGTGGTTCGGACACAAGTAATGCAGGAGGGGGTGGTGGAGGCCGCATACTTCCAGGTACAGGTGGTTATGCAGGTTATAACTTCAATAGAGGTGGTTCCGCAGGTAATGCAGGTGAAGGTGGAGATAATAATCAGTCTGGTGGCGGCGGCGGCTGGGGTGCTGCTGGTGGCTCTGGAAGAGGTACAGCAAACGCAGGGGGTGCTGGTGGTGCAGCCATAACAGGTACATCAAGAACCCTAACTAATAACGGTACAATTTATGGATCAACATAATGACACCTGAAGAAATAGAAGATATGCTAGATCGTGCAGCCAAGCGTGGTGCTACAGCAGCATTGCGTGAGGTAGGACTACACGATGATGATGCTCGTAAAGATATACAAGAGATGCGTAGCTTACTAGAGGCTTGGCGTGATACACGTAAAGGTGTGTGGTCTACTATTGTAAAGATGTCAACTGTAGCAGTAATAACATTCATTGCCGCATCGCTGTGGATGCAAATAGGGAAATAAAAAATGGCTAAAAAATTTATGGGATTCAAGCCTGAGACAATGGCAAAGAAAATCTTACCAGCGCTGGGCTATGATGGACCGATGGATCAAAAGTCTATTCAAACATTTCTAGCGGCAAGCCCTGCAGCAGCAGCTAAGATGGGTCAGTATACTATGATAGCTAAACAGATGGTTGAGGGTAAACCTGTAAATGCTAATAAAGGTCATAACTTTACACCTGGATTTAAAGCTCTGCAAGAGTATGCTGCAATGGACGGAAAAGATAAAACTGTAGCAGCATATAATGCAGCCCAAAGAGCGTCTGGTATGCTTGGTGAAAGTGATGATCCTTATAGAGGTACTACTCAACAGGATAGTAGACCTGTAAGGTCTGGGTCAAGAAGTGGATCTTCTTCTCCTCCACCAGCACCTACTCCTGTACCTGTATCTTATACAACTACCCCAAACACTTCAGGTTACGTAGGTGGACCAACCTTTACTCAGATGTTAAACACTTCAGCAGGTATGACTCCTGCACCTACAGGAACGACTGCCACAGGTACAGCACCTATTACTACTGAATCAACAACAGGTGTAAGTACAATGCCTATGCCTAGTGGTTCTAACTTAACAACACAGATAGCAGAAGACCCTACAGCGCCTGTAACTACAGCTAATGTAGTCTCTGACACTGGTGGTCCTCAAGCTCTCATATCACCCTTTGCAGGTATGGCTCCCTTTGTAGCACAGGCTACACCTTATCAGATGGGTGAAGCTGCACAAGCTCAACAGGTTCTAACTCCTGAGCAAATAGCACAGATGGACCCATCTTTAACGCAAGAACAAATTGCTGCTATGCTTTTGCAACAACAAGCGGCTCAAGGTACAGTAGCAGAGCAAGCACAAATTCAAGCTGCACAACTAGATCCTACTGAAGGTGCTGCTCTAAGTTTAGAGGCTTCACAGATAGATCAAGCATCGAGAGTAGAAGCACCTACTGCAATGCAAGCTTCACCTGATCAACTTGTACAAGGCACTGGTGTAGACAGACAACAAGTAGCTGACACATTTGGTACAGGCGAGATAAGGGCTGCATCTGTAAGAGATGAACTAGCTGGACTAATGCAAGACTTTGAAGGTGGTCAAGTACCTGCTTGGGCTGCAGGAGCTATGAGAGCAGCTAACGCATCAATGGCTTCACGTGGATTGTCTATGACTTCTATGGCAGGTATGGCAGTTGTACAGGCTGCTATGGAATCAGCCCTGCCCATCGCTCAGATGGATGCATCTAACAAACAAGAGATGGCTTTGATGAAAGCTGAACAACGTGCTAGGTTTATGGGCATGGAGTTTGACCAAGAGTTTCAAGCTAAAGTCATAAACGCTGCACGTGTATCTGAGATAGCTAACATAAACTTTAGTGCTGAACAGCAAGTAGCTCTTGAGAATGCTAAGATGGTTCACACTATAGACTTAGCTAACCTGTCTAACAGACAAGCTAAGATACTAGCTGATGCAGCTACTATGTCACAGCTAGACATGGCTAACTTAGACAACAGGCAGCAAGCAGCAGTGCTTAACTCACAAGCATTCTTGCAAATGGATTTGTCTAACTTAGATAATAACCAGCAGATGACTATGTTTAAAGGACAACAAAGTGCTAACTCTATACTTAGTGATGCTGCTGCAGTAAATGCTGCTAGACAATTCAATGCTTCATCTCAGAACCAGTCAGATCAGTTCTTTGCAAATCTTGGATCGCAGGTAAACAGGTTCAACGCAGAACAGCTAAACGCTATGGAAAGGTTTAACGCTGGGGAAGCCAACGCATTAGAACAGTTTAACATACAGCAAGTAAATGCACGTGACCAATTCAACGCACAGAACCATCTTGTAGTAGCACAGGCTAACGCTCAGTGGTTTCAAGCTATTGCTACAGCAGCCAACGCTGCAGCCAACCAAGCTAACAGGGATGCTGCTCTAGCTGCTAACAACTTAACAATGACTGCCTATAATAACACTGTACAAAGAGAAAGAGATTTGTTAGCATGGGCATGGAAGTCTGCAGACAATGCTAAGGAAAGAGACAAAGCTATTGCCGTTGCAAATATTTCAGCCGACACAGAAGGTGCAGGTCTTGTTGAAACTGCTGCTGGTAGCTTCCTTGGTAAAGTTACTTCTAAAGCCGTTGATCTTATATTCCCAGCCCCCACCTAATGAAAGTATAAGTATTATGTATGATCCAAAGTTTTCCATAAAGCAAATGTATGATCAGTATGGAAGTAGTAAAAGTTCTACATCTTCTAAAGCTACTACGGCTGGGCCTAAAGGTTATACCAGAAAAAGTAGACCTGCTCCTAAACCTGACTACTCATCTAGTGCATATGACAGTGGTAGCACGTATGATGAAGTACCACAGGTTATTACAACAGGTTTAGGCTCCCCTAGAGTTAGACCTGAGCCTGTTGAGTTGACACCTTATGAAAAGGTTAAGTCTGTGTTTACTACTGCTATGGAAAAGTTTGGTGTGTATGATGAGCCTACATCTTCATACGATACTGTTATGCCTCAGAATGTATACGATAAAGATGAGTTTTTTGCACCAAAAGTTTATATACCTAACACCTCTATGTTTGAAGGTGATACACAACTCACAGATATGACTCCTGCAATTCTCAAAAACTATGGTTCTATCTACAAACGTGAAGGAGATATAAGCCCTACTCTACCTGCTGACACAGACAATCCTATACTTAATGTGTTTGGTACAGAGCGTGGCTTTACAAGTAGTCCTGCAGGTCCAATGGATGCTCCTACTATGGATCAACCAGAGATGCCAGACACTTTTAGAGATAGTATACAAAAGGCTGTAGCTAGTGCATTAGTACCAAGACGTGATACAAAAGAGTACACTATCAAAGCAGGTGATACTTTATCTGAGATAGCTGAAAGAGAAGGTACTACAGTTAAAGCATTAGCTG